ACTAGAAACACCGCCAAGAATAGACCCACTAACGAGTCCATTAAAAATGTAGGATCCTGTGTCAATGAATCTTTCAGTCTCGTCAATATCTGACGCAATCTGTGTGTATTCATCTCCAATCTCTTTTACTATTTCTTTTAAGAAGTCCATTAAATTACCATCCCATGTTTTTCACGAAGTATTTTTTTATAAGGCCCGCCAGGATTTTCATCCATGACCTCCTTTACTAATCTCAACTTATTATAAAGTTTTTCTGCATCTATATTTCTTTTACCAAGTCCATCGCCTGCCATTTTTTCAGTTATTCTAACTAGGATGCCTAGTTCTTTATCATCAATAGGTAAGTCCATTATATAAAAAAGGATTCAAGGTTTGCTGTTCTCTCGGCCTGCCATCCAATGGAGTCGAGAATTATCTTAAGAGGTTCAAGGAACGACTTGTTAAATTGTAGATCATAATCTATGTATTTGTCAAGGTTAAGTTCCTCTGGAAACTGTTGAATGAATGATATTACATTCTCCTGTATAGGATTTGGTCTTTTAAGGTAACAAAACTTAACTTTTTCACCATTATTGATCAGAGAATATTTCTGTGTGAGTTTATTCTTTTTCACATAATGATTGAATAGAAGAGCACCACGAGCATGAATCGGTGTTCCCTTCTCATAGATCGCATTGACACTTCGATACTTCTTGACATTAGAACATGTTCTTGGAAAAGCAATATCTTCTGGTGGAAGTGATTGAAATTTGGTTCTACAATTTTCAATAAAGTCAATGACATCATCTTCAGTTTTTGTCATGATCAGTTTAAGGACATCTTTAATCATCTGACGACATGGTGCAGGCGTAGATGATTTGACTGCTTCAATACCCATCATCTTGAGTTTTGGTTCATTGTATCTAACACCTTCACTGTCCCAAACATTTAAGATGTATCTCTTCTTTGCAGTCCAGATACCACGATCCGCAATGTTCTCACGTTTCATGATCATCTTTTGTTCGTATGCATTTACATACGAGGCCAGTTTTTGGTAAGAACTCTCAATATAAGGCTCAAGTTTAGTTTGAGACACCTTATCAAGGAACGAGATAACGTCCTCACTAGTCTTCTCTCTGCCTTGGTATATAGTTTCAACCAAAGGCCCCATATTAAGATAAACGGAATCAGTATCCACAGCAATAACATAGTCATCATCAGTCTTAAGTAGTTTGTTTAGATAGTCGTTCAATCTATCTTCAATCCAACGAATTGAAACTTGTCCAGATAGAGTGATCGCTTCTGCATTTTCAAGTTTGTAGTAACGAAAGTATTCATTTCCAATCGCACCATAAGCAGAGTTCAGTTGAATCTTACGAGCCATCTGAATATTATTAAAGGTCGCAATATCTTTTATAAGTTTTGGATCTTTAGTATCTTCGTACTTCTGTTTCGCAGCAAGCATCTTCTTTTTATAAATGGTTCTTTCTGTGTAAATCTTTTCCATCAACTCAGGTAAGAACCCACGAATGTCTGTGCGGAACATCGCACCATTCGCACATACAGCACTATCCTTATAAAGTTGAAAATCTATCTCTTCTTTAAGTATTCGATCAACTGTTGCTGTTGGGTGTTTGTCATCTTTGAGGGTCTCTGGGGAGATATTATATTGCATAATGAGATGAGGATACAGACTGTTAAGGTCAAAATTAACCACCCAATCATACTTTCCTGGCTTCGGTTCCTTGACATAAGCTCCTGCATACTTTTCTGATTTTGATGTCTTCTTCTTTGGCGGGATAACTATATTTTGTTTCTTAAGATAATTGTAAATTATAGTGTCCCACATTCTTACTTGATAGTGAATGTCAATAAAATTTACTTTGGCATCAAACGCCATTGTAATTGCAAGTTCAATTAGTTTTAACTTGTCTTCCATACGATCAACAAGTTGAACGTCTTTGACATTATATCGAACAAACTTATCCCAATCTTTTGTATAGAAATCACGGAAAGTATCGTACTCATTGTGATCCAATTTCTTCTCACCCAACTCATAGTTGGCAATATAATCCAATCGATAAGACTCTTGATTTGTGTATGTGAATCTTTTATATAGATCTAGATAATCAAGTTGAGTTACGCCACCAATATCATAAGTAATTTGTTTACGTCCCATAATATGAACTTCACCCTGAGATACTAAACCCCAAGGTGATAGATCCTTCATATACTTTTCACCCATAACACGATTGATTCGACCAGCAAGATATGGTATGTCATACATCTGAGAGTTCCAACCAGTGATTACTTCTGGAAGATTCTTTCTCCAGTATGCTATGAATGAAGATAGAAGATGAACTTCATCATTACATAAAACATAAGTTACATTTGGATCTCTATTTACAAATGGTCTAGATCCAAAAGTAATAACTTTCTTTGTGGCATAATCTTGAAGACTTATTAAAAGTAATTCCTCTGCAACGTTTTCTACATCAGGGAAACCGTTCTCTGCAGCAACCTCAATATCAATCGTTACAAGTTTAATCTTTTTGATATCAAACTTGATGTGATCCTCTGGATACTTCTCTGAAATATATTGATAGACATATCGGTCATTGCCATAGATCTTAAAGTTTTCAACTTCATCATACTTCTTATAGAACTCACGACAATCTCTCACAAATCCAGGCCTAATAGGTTCAACAGAATCGCCTTCTAGAGTTTTATATTTTGTTTTTCTTTTTGACGGAACAAATAAAGTCGGCTTCCACTCCTCCCTATGTGTAATGTGTTTGCCATTTTCATAACCACGAATCAAAAATTGATTCCCTATAAGTTGTATGTTTGTGTAGAATTTCACGAAGTCACGTTTAGATACATGTTCAAGTATTTTTTATTAGGAGTTACGATGGTGATAATCTTATCAGAATTAATCATCATCTCCTTTTGTTCAGTATATTCATCCATCCACGGTTGTAACTCAACATCTTCAATTTTGTAAGGATTTGTTAATTTACAATTAGGATCTCCAATCTCAGCATTAACCTCTACGATTTCAGATATTATAAGTTCATCCGTTGATAACAACAGGATTTTCACTATCTTTTCTTCTGACATTTAATTTCTCCTGATACTGTGTTTTTAATTTTTCTACTGGTTCAACAATAGTAACTACCCAATCTGCTGAACAGGGCACTTTAGTTTGTGATGAAAGAGGTATCCAAGGAAAGAATGTAACACCAACTGATGATGAATATTCTTTATTGGAACCTTCTTCGTTAAGAACCTTTGGCTCCTCTGATTCAAAAAGTTTGACGATCAAAGGATTATCAAAATAATATCCTATTACCTCTGTACCAGATTTGATATCTTCTACGTCAGCAATGATATCCTCACCTGACTTTAACATTACTAGTTTGACTGACATTTAACTTAGTTTTGATACTATATTATAACAATAAAAAAGAGGATCGTCAAGATCCTCTTGAAAAAATATTTAGGTTTTATAGATAATCCTTTCGTGTGTGATGTTCTGGAACAACTTTACCTAACTTAACAGTAAGAAGGCCATCTTCCAATGATACATCCCTAACTTCATAATCATCTGCGAGTGTCCATGCCCTATTGAAAGACCTCTGAGCTAATCCTTGATGATAGTATTCAGAATCTGTTTCCTTATCTTTTTTCTTCCCTTCAACAAATAGTTTTCCGTATTCGGTATAAACCTTAACTTCATCCTTTTTAAATCCAGCAAGTGCAATCTCTAATCGAGATTCAGTATTATTAACTTGTATGAGATTGTAGGGTGGATAGTTTGTTATGGTCTCAGTAAAAAACTTATCGAAATAAGTATCCATACCGATACTGTTTTTTGTGATGCGATCCATTAAATCTCCAAGATCGGCAGCACGATACCTTTGCAAGTTCATAGTTCTCCTTAAGTAAGCGAGTGTAAATTTGTCCCCGAAGGCGACACTACTAATTATAACAGCAGGCATAAAAATAGGGGGTGTTGAACCCCCTAACTATATTTCGGTTTTCCTCCTACTCTAGTAGGACTCTGCAATGCGTTATACAGGCTTTATCATTCATGTCACACTCTGATACACATTCGTAATAATCCTCTATTGGGTCTATAGTAGATAGCTCGTTTGCTTCGGTATGTAACCATGATCTGAGGTTATTAGATGAAATGAGATTGTGCATGTTTTATCCTCATATGAACACATAACTATTTAAACATTTTTTTTAAACAGTTGTAATTCTTCATTAAGAATTAATAATATCATCTAATTTAAACAAAGATATAAATTCAATATTATTATTTTCCCATACCTTATGATCTTCCTGACGATCCACAATAGCAACAACACGATTTACAATATAACCAGCATCACGCAAACAATTGACTGCTTTAATTGCACTACTGCCAGTGGTTGTTACATCCTCTAAGACTGTAACAAGAGATCCTTTAGGTGGTTTATGTCCTTCTATGACTTCTTTTGTGCCATGTTCCTTTGGATTTCTCCTCACAATCAAAGCATCAATATGTTTTCCCGAATAGTATGCCTTCTGTGCAACACCACATACTAATGGATCTGCACCTAATGTAAGACCACCGACTGCAACTGATTTATCCTCAACATGTTTAATCATCAGATGTGATAGGAGAGCATTACCTTCACAAGATAATGTGACAGGTTTGCAGTTAATGTAATGTTCAGACTCTTTACCAGATGATAAAGTAAATTGTCCTTTTTTGTATGCGTTTTCTTTAAGAAGGTGTAATAATGTAGTTCTATGTAAAGTCTCAGTCATTCAATAATTCCTTTTCATCAGTTTCTTCATTCAAATCTTTCTTTGAATTCTTTTCATTTTTGTAGTCTCCTACAACTTCTCTAAGTAGATCTTCTTCAGGCATTACTCCTCCTCTGGTTTTTTTCTTTTACCAATATTATACTTGGTTTCTAGATTCCAGTCACCCTTTTCTTTATAAGATATAACTTTAATCTGATTTAATGGAGCAATGTCAGTTACATTTTCAGAAGATACAACACTAATTAATCCCCAATCTAAAAGCAATTGGATAATTCTGTTTCTTCTTTGTACGTCATTGACTGTAATATTAGCTCTCTTACCATCCAATGCAAATAATTCTTTGAAATGAACGATGTAGTATCTGCCTTGTTTATGAAGAATATGACAAGACTGATATAGTTTTTTCTCTTTCCTTGAAGCGACACCAATACGAGTTAATGTTTCTCTAACTTTTAGAAAATCATCTGGTTCATTTAATGTAATTTCAATCATCTGGTCGGGCGACCATTTAATTTCAGGCTCA